AATTAAAAGTCTTGCTAATCGTGTTGATCAGGACATATTGGGACTTTATCAGGACGTATATGGTGTTTGGGGAACCCCCGGTACGACACCTTTTGCCAGTGACACAAAGGACGCTACTGGTGTCAGAAAGGTACTCAGTAATCAGCTTGCCCCACTGGATGACAGGCGTATGGTTATTGACACTGATGCAGAAGCCAATGCTCTCAATTTGAGGGCCTTTCAGGACATGTCTTTTAGCGGTGACGCCCGTGGTATCATAGAAGGTCAGATTAACCGTAAACTCGGTTTTGACTGGTTCATGGATCAGAATGTCCCTTCTCATACAGCAGGTAATGCTTCTGGCTACACTGTCAGCGGTGATGTTGCCGCAGGTGAAACAAGTGTTACGCTGGGCGCTGGTACTGGCGATTTCAATGTGGGTGATGTTATCACTTTTGCTGGCCATAATCAGACCTATACAGTGGTTTCATGGTCTTCACCTACTGTTACCGTTTCCCCGGCCCTGAAATCTGCTGTAGCAGACACCGCGGCTGTTACCCTAATATCCAGTCATGTTGTCAACTTGGGTTTCCATCGTGATGCATTTGCGTTTGCTTCTCGTCCACTGGCTGATAACACGGATGGTCTTGGCAATCTGATAACAAGTGCTGGTGACACTGTTTCTGGCCTGTCTCTCCGTCTGGAAGTCAGCAGGGAACATAAGCGGACCCGCTTTTCATACGACATTCTTTACGGATGCACTACGGCACGCGCAGAACTTGCTTGTCGTCTGCTTGGGTAATCGCGTCTCTTTTACCTTCATCTCCTTCAACCGGATGTCCCGCGCTTTAACCGGCGCGGGACGTTTTCTGAACAATTGAAAAGGGCCATTTCAATGAACAAGATTCCAGTAGTAAAAATCCATCATCCTGATAATCCTGATATGTCCATGATTATCAACAAGTCAGATTTTGACTCGGATAAACATGAACTGTGGGATAAGGTGGATGATGGGAAAAAAGAGGACCCTGAAGCAAAACAGGTGGAAACGGAACCCGATGAAAAGGGCAAAAAGAAGAAGCGTTCCCGCAGGAAGAAATAAAGGGTGAATTCATGTCTTTAAATCCTACCCCCGGTGCCCCTGATGCTGACGCTTATATCAGCGTGGATGAAGCAACAGAATACTTTACAAAGTATTCCCCTGATAAAGCGGACTTGTGGGAAAGTTTCTCCGAGGAAGCACAGGAACCGGCCATACGAAAAGCAACAAAAATGCTTGATTATGATGTGGTGTGGAAAGGTTCCCCAAAAGACATATTGACCCCGCAGGCGCTCCAGCATCCACGTGTAGGCTTGCATGACCGTATGGGGCTTGTTTTCCCTGATACGGAAATCTTGCCGGACCTGAAGGCGGCAACGGCTGAACTTGCCTTGCTTATTGTGTCTGGCAACATGCCGGATACAGAGGCAGTGGGTGATTTTGAGCCTTTCGCTAAAATGTCAATTGGACCAAACCTGTCCTTTGACCTTGACACTTCAAAGGGATCACCCCCAAAAGTTCCCCAAACAGTCATGGAACTAATATCACCATGGGCTATTCGTTTTGTTGACCGTTCCGAATCTAAATTGATCAGGGTGTAAAATGCTGACACAAATACGCAGGGCCACAAAGTCATATTTTGACAGGATGTACAAGGGTGGACTTGCAAAATCCTGTACCGTGTCAAAAAGACAAGATGCATATGACCCGGACTCCGGCGGCGTCCTTCCCAATTCCACCCCAATTGCTGAAACCTTAATAATTACAAACACATTGACAGTAGGTGAACTTGCAGATATGGGAAACCTTGGTTTCTCCATTCCTGCTAAATCGAAACGCGGTGTCCTGATGCGTGAAGCACTGGACCCGCAGGAACTCCAGCCCGGGGACTTGTTCAATGTGGATAATGAACTTTTCCATTTTGTGTCCGTGCTGACTGAAAATCCAGCCACTTTTGAGGTTTTATTACGGCCTGCTACATGACAAAATTTAAACTTGATCATACAGACTTTTCGAAACAGGTAAATGTCTTCATTGACCAATTTGAATTAGATGTCAATCAGGCTATTAGGTGGATTGCACTTGATTTGTTTGATAAAATAATCAGTCAGACGCCTGTTGATGAAGGGACCCTCCGTGCATCTTGGGTGCTTGGTGTCAATCGAATTCCGGGGAACCCCGGCAAAGGGTCGGGGGACTCTGAAGCATCTGCGCAGGGTAAATTAAGCACGGCGCAGGCAGGGGACTTTATATGGATTGTTAACCACATGCCATATGCAAAAGTCATTGAATACGGTGAATTCCCGGGACAAGGGCCGAAAACTACTGCATCCGGATACAGCACGCAGGCTCCCCGTGGGGTTGTTCGGATTTCTGTAAAGCGGGCGGCGGATAGGTTCAATCGGTCCATGAAGAAAATAGGCAAGAAGAAAAAATGAGTCTTGATACTGTTCGACATGTCGTGGAAACACGGATTTCAAATAACTGGACAATGACCCCGGTACATTGGGAGAATGTCCATTATGAACCCGTTCCCGGACAGGCATATATTGCCCCGGTAGTCCTTCCGGCCACAGGTGATAAAGCAAGTCTCGGTCTTTTTGCCCTGAACAGGTGGACGGGAATTCTGGACATAGGAATATTTTTCCCACGGGACACAGGTTCCAAACCGGGCAATGACATTGCTGATGCCCTGTTTGAACTGTTCTATAATCACACAGAATCTGGTGTTACGTTCCACACTGGCTATGTGGCGCCCACGGGGATCACAGAAGAATGGAACAGGTTGACAATGACAATACCGTTCCGATTCGATGAATTGAGGTGATATCATGTACGCAGAAGTTATAAATAATGCTACTTTGACGGATCAAATAAAAGGAGCCGCAGATGCCCTTGCTACTAATGCAGAATGGCTCCGGGATAACGCGAATACTGATAATCCATGGATTCCGGATTATTTCAAAGAGCGTGAAATTGCTGTAAACGAAAATGCTTGTTCAATAGTAGGACTTGCACAGGGCGTGATTGACTTTCAGGTCACTTCCCCACAGTTGATTGATAACCCTACTTTATGCGAAAAGTTGCGGGTAAAGGCTGAAGCAATTTCTAATTTTGCGGGCTATTTGTCTAATGCCCCGAATGACGGCCCTACTATTCTCCCCGGCATTGCAGACAGGCGGGATAATCTTTTCAAGGCTATTCAGGACCTTCAGGCGCTTATGGAAGGGTATGAACAGTAAAGGAGGTGTTCAATGTCCAGCACGAATAGAACACAATTAAGATATATTGAAGAATCTGCATGGGGCGAACTTCCATCAAGCGGCGCCATGCAGAATGTCCGCAATACGGGCGACTCCCTCGGTTTTTCATTGTCAACTACACAAAGTAATGAAATCCGTTCAGATAGACAGATTACGGACTTGATTACAAATGGCGCGGAGGCGGCGGGTGACATTGAGATGGAATTTTCCGCAGGCAATGCGGATGATTTCATTGCATCTGCTATGTATAATAACTGGGAAAGTGCAGAGGCGGTCGGCACCGACATTGCCATAACCGCAGGGTCTCCTTGTCTGCTACAGTCCACAAGTACGGATTTTGTTGCGGCGGGGTTCAAACCGGGCATGATGGTGAGCGTCTGGGGATTTCAGAACCCCGGCAATGCGCCGGATACCGGATTCTTTGAGCGTGTCATTTCCGTTTCCGCCAATGAGATGCAGATTTCAGGAACCGGAGAGGCTGAATCAGAAGGGCCTGAAATCCACATTAACGCTTCAACTATTGTCAATGGAATTACTGAAAAGTCATTTTCCATTGAGCGTGAATTGCAGGACGCACAGAAGTTCTTCCTGTTCACTGGTATGGTTGCAAACATATGGTCATTTTCAGCCACTGCAAATGAAGTGCTGACGGAAACCTTCACTTTTGTAGGCAAGGATTCTGATTTCGGGGACAATACTTTTTCCCCGGAAGCGCCCCTTGAACCTCCTTCAGAAGACGTTCTGAATGCTGTTACAGATGTTGCCACAATCAAGCTTGACGGTGCTGTTGCTGACATCCTGATTGAATCCCTTGATTTTGAGGTAAACAATAATGTCCGTGGACTTCCGGCAATTTCGTTCCTTGGATCAGCAGACCTTTCTGAAGGTGATTTTGTCGTATCCGGTTCAATGAATGTCTATTTTGATGATGGCGCCATGTACCAGCGTTTCCTTGATGGTGCAGAATTTTCATTAAGGATGCAGTTTACACGTGGTGGCTTGACGTACTTCATGGACTGGCCACGGTGCAAGATTTCCGAGGACACTGTTGATGTCCCGGGAAGAAATGACGATGTCATGGAGGCTATAGGATGGCAGGCACTGTACAGTGCGGATCAGGGCTACACCATGCGTATTGACCGTCTATATGGGATGGAATATAGCGGCGGAACTCCCCCATGGCGCAGACCATAAATTGACAACATAAGGAGCCATAAATGGAAATTGTAAAACAGTTCGCAGTTGATAAGGAAAAGGAGTCTTCCGGTGTTTGGGTGCCAATTGGTGAAAATGCACGCTTGAAAATTGCCCGGGCCAATAACCCTAATTTCAAGCGTCTGTTCAGAAAACTTATCGCACCCTACACGGCGGCAATCCGGACCAATTCTTTGCCGGATGACGTTGACGATGAAATTATGATAAAAGCAATTGCTGAAACAATCCTTGTGGATTGGGATGGGATCACAGAGAACGGGGCGCCTGTCCCGTATTCCGTGGAAAAAGCAATTGAATACCTGAAGCATGAACCGTTCAGGGATATGGTGACTACCTTTTCCCGTGACTTGGAACTGTTTAAACAGGCACAGGATGAGGAAACGGAAAAAAACTGATAGCGTGGCTGAATTGGTGGATCAAATATGGCAAGCATGAAAAATGGCTTGAAGACTTGGCCAAACAGGGCAAGAAAACAAAAGCATTGCAAAAACGGCCTGATTTGTTTGATGACTTGCTTTTTGTTTGGGAGTCCTTCCTCATGCTGTCTTCCGGGCGTCAAATCAGCCACTTACAGCCCATAACTTTCACAGAAATGGAAGCGTATTTTAACATATGCGCCATACCACAAGATGAACGAATAGAGCTTGTCCGGTGGATCAAGTTCATTGACAATAAATTCCTTGAACTCAAAGGAAAACAAATCCAGTCTAATATAAAAAAGTCAACAGTGACAAAAACAAGGAGGTGAATTCCGTGGAAGCTGACGCATTATTAAAAGCTGGGATTGACGCAACAGATGCGAAAAAAGGTGCCCGAGAATTCAATAACGCTGTTGACGATATGGAAAAGAAAGCACGGACCGCGTCTGACTCTATTGGTGGGATGGACATGGACGGCTTCATGGCGGGTGCCGCAGGCGGTGCCGCTGTTTTTGCTATGGATGCCTTGATGCAAAGTGTCTCTGGTTTAGGACAATCATACATCCAGTTTTCAGATGCGGCACAGCAGGTAGAAAACCAACTTTCCCGCACAACAGCCACTTTTGAAGACATGCAGGCTATTTCACAAGCCTCTTATGCATCTATACAAGACACCACAAAATTATATGTTTCTTTGGATTCTGCATTAAAGAAAATCACAGATTCACAAGAGGACGTTCTGAAAATGACAGAACTGCTGAATAAAGCATCTGTGGTGTCCGGTGCTTCAACTGACGACATGTCTAATTCTATGAGACAATTATCACAAGCTATGTATGGCGGTATTGTGCGTGCTGAAGAATGGAACAGCATCATGGAACAGACGCCCTATGTCTTGCAAATTGTTTCACAGAATGTGGAAGGCATTAGTGGGGACCTTGGAAAGTTACGTCAAATGATGCTTGACGGTGAACTTACAGCGGAAGTCTTTTTTAATGCATTCATGAAAGGCGGAAAAACGATTGAGGATGCATTCGGGAATATGGATGCGACTATTTCTCAATCTTTTACCATGTTGTCTAATTCTACCACTGCGGCCGTAAAAGAATTTAATGAAGTGACAGGCGCGTCAAGTTCTTTTGCTGAAGCAATTCGGGCTTTAGCTACTGACCTTGACGGGATCACACATAATTTATCTTTAGTGGCTGACGATATTAGGAATGTTCAAATACAATATCTTGAACTAAAAGAACTTATTTTAGCAAACCCACTTACAGAATATATCGGCGCCGCACTTTCAGAATTATCTCCTGTTAAAAAAGGAATTGAAGCAATCAGTTATTTATGGGACAGGTTGACAAATAAACAGGGCGAAAATATCAAAATACAATCAGCCCACCAAAAAGAATTAGAAGAAACAAGGAATAAACTAAATGAATTGAGAGATGCCCAACTTTCTTTTGCTGGTGAAGACGCGCTCCTTTTTGGTTGGGATGACGCCATGTTTCGTG